ATCCGAAACGCCGAAGCTGTAACGCTCACGGGCCTTGAATCGCATGTTGCCAGTATCGAAGTCGCCTTCCATCGCAGTCTTAAGAGGGGTTCTGTTGAACATCTTAAAACCGTTAGGAGCATCAGTTTTGATGAAGAAGTTGTCTGGGTCTGTCAGGAAGTGGTTAACCACCGCACCGTCAGGAATCATACCCATAGACTTAGTCGCATTGATGTCGTTATCGGCAGTACCGGGACGCAAGTTAGAGTTGATTACCCGCTCTGCAATGAATTGCAGCTCTTTAGGAATAATCATCTTCATACCACGAACCGCAATCTTAAGACCACGCTCATCCGTTAGACCCGCGATGTTAATGAGCATTTGCTCAAGAGACGTCTCGTTAAGGTCGGCTGGAGTAGCCAAAAGGTTAGCTTGGTTGCCAGACAATGAAGGGTGAGATGCAGAACAAAGTGCCGCACCATCGCCTACAGGCACTGCTGCATTGAACGCATTGTTCAAGACTGAAGCAGCTTTAATCTGCTTAGTTTGAGACATTGAGCGTGCAAGAGCGCGTGTATAGCGGGCTGCAAGACGATCGTAAAGATTGTCCTCAACCGCTTCTTCCGTAATGCTGAATGCCAAAGCGATGGTCTCGTGAGTGTAACGTGCAGTAAATGTTTCCTGCGCGTCATCAAACGAAATGGCATTACCCTCATTTTTAACGGGGGCCGTGCCAAATCCTGACAGCATCACCTCTTCTTCAAATGCACGATCAGAAGACTCTTCGTCGAAGATTTCTGCGTGCTCGTTTTCATAACGATCGTACTCTAAACCGAACAAAGCATTTAGTCCGGGTTCCAGCTCTTTCGCTAGTTGTGCGCGAGATATAGCCATGATTTAGCCCTCTTAAATGCCTGTGGTTATGGCAGTGGTTTGTGAAGCAAAACCACCGGCGTTAGCGTTAGCGTGAGCATTTAGACGCACAATCATCGGGATACCCGCTGCCGTGTAATCGCTATTTGCTTCATCGTCAACAATTCCAACAACTCTCAACGGTAACGTCGCTGCAGTAGCTACAGATGCCACGTTAAACTGAGAATTGGAGTTTCCATTAGCCGTAGTACCTGTTCGGGCAGAAGTGCCCAAAGAAGCGTTACTGAAAACGGCAGATAGAGCAGTTGCTCTGTTTGTAAAAGTTGCATCGGTAGAAACTTGGAACAATTGGTTCGGATTATCTGCTACGAAAGCTTTAACAGGATAGTTAGTATCCACGCTGACGCTACCAGAACCGGGCCAATAGTTAATCCATATAGGCTTCTTTGAAACCGAATCAACATACTCAACACCCATTAGGACTCCCAATGCGACGACAGTGCCGCCTGCTGTATCCCCTGCTTGGTCTATAGTACCGGCCGATGTAGGGACACAAATACTATACTGGAATATAGCATTGGTGTTGTTAGAGGCAATTTCATACTGGGTAACACCCGTAGTATTTGCACCGCTACCAACAAGTCCAATAGGGCGAAGACCATAGGCAGTTGCTTGATTTGCCATGATTTATTTCTCCTAAAGGGGCGGCTTAATTTTTTCTAGAGCCACCAAAAGTTACACGAGATTGACGATCGGGTTTATTGATCGCCATGCTTGAATGGGCATTTTCTCGCATCATGTCGTGATCGACAGCATCCATAAGATCTTGCGTTTTTCCGGCATAGTGGTCGGATCTTTCCGCTAAGGTTTCTATTGGAATGCGTGCGAGTAAAAGTCCTCCAACGCCAAACACACCTTCATATTTGCCTGAATCTACTACCGGTGCTTCAAAATCAGGGTACTCGTCGGATCTTACCAACTCATATCCTTCTCTCATACGGGCAGAAATGTTCTTGCGGTCGTCAAAACCACGAACTTCTGTACGTATCCACCGGTGCTTGTACCCTTCGGGTGCAGGCGGTGCATCTAACATGGATGGGGGTGCCCAAGGCTTTCGCCGCTGTTCTTTCCCCCTGCTGTCTTTAGCGCGAGAAGAGCGATCAATACCTTCAAAACCTAATTTCTTGTCAGTCATTGTCGTCTCCTATTTGACATATTTCGCGTATTCTTCGAGTGGCACACCTAATTTCTTCGCAATAGCGACTTGGCTTGGTGTGAGTTTTACCTTAGTGGTGCGTCCAGTTCTACCCGTGGAACCACGGGCGCTTCCGGCTACATTTTGTACAGGACGTTTGCCGGTAGAGTCTTTAAATTTATGCGGAAATTCTTTCCGTATGCGATTGTCTAGCTCACTATAATACTCATTGCTTGTGGGGTCAAATCCTTCGTCTTCCACTAAACGCTTATGTAGACCAAATGCCGCAAACGTCATGGCTTCATCGGAACCAAACCAATCGTTTCGATTGGCCCAATTTTCGGCTTTAGGGTCCGGAGCCTTTGGGGCTTGTTGGGGCGCTTGTTGAGCTTGTTGCCGGTGGTACTGCTCCGCTTGTTGCTGTTCTTTTAAAGAACGCTCTTGAGCTTGTTTAGTGGTTTCGTACCGATCTGAAGCCACCGCCAACTGAGTCATCTTTCTTTGAGCGGCCACGGTAGCGTCTGAATCACCCATCTCAACGGCACGTTTTAACTCAGATTCAACCTGTTGCTGCTCCATGCTCAAACGGCTGCCATACTCCGTCATGTAGCCTTGGTCTAAAGCTTTCATACGGGTTCGTATTTTTTCCGATTCGCTCTGCACGCCTTGAGCATACTTAACGGCTTCTTCACGCTGCCGTTCCGCTTCACGCATTTTCTTAGTTAAGCGGTCAATTCGCTTTTTAACGCCCGCGCTATACTCTTGGTGCTCATCGTCCTCATCTACGTTATTAGTAGAATCGGAGTCTAATTCATTGCTATCGTCTTCTTTTTTAGAAGATTTAAGCTCTATCTCCGTTTCTTCACTGTCCGAAACGTCTAAATCTACAGACCCTTCGTCCTCTTCAATTTCATACTGTACGTCAGCCATGTTTATCTCCTATTAAAAACTGATGATATCTTCCGGATCAGAAATAGTTGCTAGTATCTCGTCATCGTTAAGAATGCGTACCTCCCCTCCGTCAATACGGAAACGAGAACCCGCGTAGCGAGCAAAAATTACCCAATCTTTCTCTTGGCACCAATCGCCTTCGGGAAATTTGTCTTTGTCTTTGTACGCTAAAGGTCCTTTCTTCAAGACATATCCAACTACAGTTTGGACTTGGCCATCCTCTAACACTTTGTCCGGTATATAAATTCCACCGTCCGTCTTAGATTTGCCTCGATAAGGTAGTATCAACAGTCTCCAACCGCTGGGGTCAGGCAACTTTTCTAGGAGGGGCGCGTCAGCCTTTGTGGGGTCTAAAACTTTAGACTTAGGCTCGACGTACATGCTTTCGACAGATGTTTCACGTGAAACATCCTTTTTGTTTTTAGCAGGCTTTTTTTCAGCAGCTTCTTTTTCAAGCTGTTGCGCTAAGTAACCGGGTACTTCAATCATTCAACTGCTCCTGTTGTTCTAGCAGGAAGGAGAGTTCCTGAGCTATATGATTCAATGCGTTTAGCTCACCCATCAAAGTAGCGTACTGCTCCATGGTGGCTATACCGTTGCTTTCTAAAATATCTAAGACATTACTTCTGCGTTCTTTAATAGTTTTTTGAACGAACTGCACCACAACCAAATCATCCATGAATCCTCCCATGATTTTATCTGATATAGTTGCAGTGAATCTTATACTAGTTTTCTAGAAAAGGCTAATAGATACCCTGAAACCTTTGGGGTCTCAGGATGATGGGGCTGAACCGTTTTACAAATCCGCCATTAGCCATTTTCTTTGGTTTACTTTTGCCCGCATTAGACAACGAAATAGCAACCGCCTGTTTTTGTGGAAAACCTTCCCCACGTAACTTGCGTACATTATTACTTATTGTCTTCGAGCTAGAACCACGCATTATCGGCATGATATATCCCTAACAAATAGTAAAATCGCCACCGCGCAACATTGCGCCCATACCCCGGCTAGTTCCGGTCGTAACCGTACCCTTAGCCGTGTCGGGTGTTTTTTCTGCCGTAGCTTTAGCGTACGGGATGCGGCCTTGATCTTTTATGTCCGCATAGTTTGTGGCTTTAGGGGCTTTGCCCGGAGCAGTTCCGTTACATCTTACAGTGCGCATAATTAATTTCCTCGTTGTTGCTCTCGTTGCGCTTGTATGCGCAAGAGTTCGCGTTGATTAGTGGCTTCAATTCGCCTTTCGCTAGTCTCTTCTTGGCTGGCCAAGCGTTCGTTAAACTGCCGTGAACGTTCTTTCAAGGTTGCCGCTTGCAGGTCTAACTTGCGCTGTCCCTCGGATATATCTGCGACAGTGCCCTGTTCTTTTATCTGTAGCTCTTTCTCTTTCAGCGCCAGTAGTGGATCCGGACCTTGGCCCTCGCCACCCATAATGCTCTGGCTCATCTGACGAAGCGTCTGCATTTCTTGAGCAATAATCTGTGCAATTAAAGTTTCAACGTCAAGCATTTGATCTTCTGTAACTTCTTGACCTTGGTTTTGCTGCAAGAACATCGCTGCGGCTTGCTCACGCGCCTTAAGCTTTACGTGCTGTAAAACGTGCTTTTGCAAAGCCATGGCCATTGCAGGCATTGCTTGCACCACGCCAGATGCCATAAAGGTCAAGTGCGCAGTTATATGCGCATCGTGGTCCTGACCTTCAAACGCTTTAAGCTCCATATCGTCCATAGCATCAATATGCTCTTGAGCCGGATCTTTGGGTAGAGGCTCGTCTGCGGTAGGCGCATTAAGAATCTTATCTATATTCCGCACGCCCAAAGCTTCATACATGCGACGGTACGCCTCATGCGTGTTATGAATCTGCGGGGCTTGCATAGCAAGCTCTAGCTGCGCTTGCGCAACCGCTATTCTCTGCGACTGAGAGAAAACGTTTGGATTAGAAACCGGTACCACGTCTACCCTGTCATCAAAGTCTTGGGCCATGATAGCTTGATCACCACCTTCTACCGAATAGGGGTATTCTTGCGGTAGGTCATTAGCTATAACTTGAGTCAAAAGCTTTAACTCTTGCCGTAACGCATAATGCATACGCTTATGCACCGCACTCATTACGCGAGTCCCTTGCTCAAGCATAGCCACCGTAGTGCCAACCGGAGCATTTTGGTTCCCGTCACCGACTTTTAAGTTAGTGATCGTAGCAAAACGCTGCCCGGCTTCTACTACAAAACCGAGCAAATTAAACAAAGTCTGATCCGGACCCTTAAACGGAAGCGGAATTAAACTATCTCGGATAGAACCGCCCGGTGCGTCCACATCCCTAAACTCTCCCGGCTGCAACGGCTCAGAATCGTCACGTATACGCATGCCCCGGGCCTTAAAGCCCGCAGGGAGGTTAGATAGTGTACCCGCGTCTATAAGCTGACGTAGGGCCGCTGTGGCTGTCCTAGAGAGTCCGCCGATAGTGTGGATAAGACCTAGTCCATAGAAACCAAGGCCCGGAAGAAACTTATAGTGAACGAAGTACTGGATTTTCTTGTAAGACTCGTCGTCTTCAATATAGTTACGACGAATCGCCAAAACCTTTCCGGTTTCTTCGCTAATAGTGACAATGTACGGAATCTTAATTCCCGTCTCTTCGCCATCCTCACCCATGTCTTCAAAACCCGGCAAGTCCAGCTCTACGTGGAATTCAAGCAACGTGCAGTCGTAGTTAATATAGGAGGGGTGTACCCCCTGTATATCGTCTATTTCATCATTAAGTTGAGACGACCCTTCTTGTCCGGGATTAATCGGAACATCTAAATAGAACCCGTAAACCTGCTTTTTACGCAAATCATTTGCAGAAATAGGCACTACGTGAGTAATAATCGGAGCAGTCTCCAGATTACTGGTCTCGTAAGGGACAACGAGGTTTTCGGCAGGCACGAAAGAACTTACCGCACGGCCCAAAGTCTCGTCATAATAAACCTTCTTGAAGGTAGAACCTGCCAAGGGGAGATAAAAAAGCATCTGGTCGAATTCGGGGGTGTACTCTTCCATCACGTTAGTGATGTAGTAGTTCATAAATTCTTGGACGCGACCCGCTTGGGCTTCTTTTTCTTTATCCGGAGCGCCTACAATAGCCGTACGGACCGGACCTTCGGGAGGCAAAAGCTCGTTAAAAGCTTGCGCTTGGAATTGAGTGGCGGATTCCGCTAAAAGAGGGTGAGTTACGCCAGTAGCG